TAGTAATGGGATGGAAATCCAGTAGGAATTCCTTAGAATGTAGGAAGGGGTAGGAAATGTAGGGAGTTCTTTACTTTTAGGGCTTTCCTACATTTCTTCCTACACTGTCATCAAATGACACTCTTTCTCTCTCTCTTCTCTCTTTTATATCATGTAATAATCTTTAGTGTAGGAATGTAGGAGGAAACCCCTAACTCAGCAGAGAGAGCCCGGTTTTCCTACTGGGTTTTAGGGGGGGGTAAAAAGGGAGTAGAGCCCTATGGCTGCATGAGTTTGGATCCTTCATACACTTCCTACACTCCGTCATAAACTGGAGACTTTCTAGAGATTTCTAGTCATTGAATGATATGTAGGAAGAAATGTAGTATTCCTTCATTTTGAATGTAGGCTTCCTACATTCCTAGAAATCCCTTGATAAATCAAATTTGGATTCATCCTTTCTCTCCCTTATAAATCCATAATCGCTAACCTTACCCTCAAAGAAGTTAGTCTTACCCTCAAGGCTTATCATCTCCATGAATGAAAAGGGATTTTTTGCAACATAGGGCTTAGGAGTGCCTAGTTGCACGCTCAGTCTATTGGCTACAAACTGGATATATTCCTTCATCATTCCATCATTCATTCCTATTAACCGAACGGGTAGAGCTTCAGTTATGAATTCTGTTTCAATATCAACTCCATCCATAATGATACGGTGAACAGTCTCAACGGGTAAAGGATCAAACTGCTTGTAGTATTCAACCGCAAAGTCGCAGTGTAGCCCTTCATCGCGGGATATGAACTGATTACCCAATCCTAGGACGGGACATACCCCCCTTGACTTCAGCCAAAAGATAGAACAAAAAGCCCCACTGAAGAAAATGCCCTCACAGACTGCAAAGGCTATTAGGCGCTCTCTGAAGTCCGCGCTTGAATTGATATATTTGATACACCAATCAGCCTTTTTCTTAATTGCTGGATAGTTGGAAATAGCATTGAATAAATCCAGCTTCTCAGCCTTATCAGAAATAAATCCATCAATCATATTTGCATACACTTCACTATGAATTCCCTCCATAGCAATCTGAAATCCATAGAATAGCTTGACTACTGGTGATTCACTCTCTCCATAGAACCTAAGTGCAAGGTTCTCAGCAACGATACCATCTGAACCAGCAAAGAAAGCAAGGATATGCTTAATATAGTATCGTTCATTGTCATTCAGATTATCCCAGTCCCGAAGATCCCGGGGTTGCACTTGAACCTCACCAGAGACCCAAAATGATGATACAGCCTTCTTGTATAGGTCATATAAGGGTATATCCTTGGGTTTAATGGGTAGGAGGCAGTAAGACATTATATGAAGTCGGGATATTAAAAAGTGAGGAGGTTTAAAATAAAAATCTCAATTCTTAATATAAATAAGATGTCCTCCGACTTCATTACCCAATTAGTGAAGGTGATGAAAGAGAAGAAGGGCGTTGCAGATACTACGGCAGACTCATACATCCGAACCTTGCTGATCCTTAACAACAAGGTCCCTTTCAAGACACTGTCATTTCTTAGGAAGAAGGAGGACATTGATGCAAAGCTAGCCAAGTATGCTGAGACAACCCAGAAGAGTATTCTAGCTGCAATAGTATCAGTCCTAAGTCTCTTCTCTGACAAAGCAACCTATAAGGGCGTATACAAGCACTACTACGATGCGATGATGGCTAAGGTTAAGGATGTCAAGGAGGCTGATACTGGTGAGAAGACCGAGAAACAGAAAACAAATTGGGTGGAGTGGAAGGAGGTTATGGAAAAGAGCACTGAGCAGCGCAAGAAACTTGCTGAACTGTCTTCTAAGAAGTCGCTGACTTCTCAAGAGGCTGAGCATCTGCTGCAAAGTATGGTTTTAAGTTTATATGTTTGTATTCCCCCCCGGCGCAATCAAGACTACCTTGACATGAAGGTGGTCAAGAAATGGAACAGTGAACTTCCAAACGAGAATAACTATCTGGATTTAACTGGAGAGCAATTCATTTTCAACAAGTATAAGACAGCTAAGAAATATGGGAGTCAGAAAGTTCCCATTCCAAATGAGCTAATGGATATCCTAGTGGCTTATCTCAAGCATCATGTTCTCTACAAGGAAAGTAAGGGTAAATACCCAGTGCCCTTCCTAATATCACCCAAGGGGGAACCCTTAGTGGCTGTTAATAGTATCACGCGCATCTTGAATAGGGTGTTTGGTAAGAAGGTAGGATCTTCAATGCTAAGACACATCTTCCTTTCCGACAAATACGGAGATGTGAAGGATGATATGGCTGCAGATGCTGAAGCAATGGGACACAGTGTAGAAGAGCAGCAGAATACCTATGTAGTCAAGTAATTACTTGAATACCACTACGGTAGGTTGATGCACAATCTTAAATACTGGAATCACTTTCTCTTTTTTTTTTCTTTGCGTCTTAGTCTTTACTGGGACTTGGACTGGTGCCGGGGCTTCCATATATACTTTAGATAATGATTTTTCTAAAGTATTTATTCCCGGGTAATAATCCCGGCTAAGTGAGTTTATTCCCGCCTAAGAATTTATTTGTTACTAGTAGATATAAATGGCGACTTTTGCTAATGACTACCAATTTGGAACGACTAAGGAAGCACCCACAATGCCCATCCTAGAGAGCTTCTTTAATACATCTCTAACACGCCGAGGAGGCTATGCAGTATTTGATTATGACAATGAGGAGACAAAATCAAATAATGTGATACACATAGACCTAAAAAGTCGCCGGATTCCTCATAACCAGTATCCTACGGCTATCATAGGAGCTAATAAGGTGGAGATTGCAGAGAATAATCCAAGCCGGACTTACTGGTTTGTATTCAAGTATATTGATGGATTATATGGTATTAAGTATTCTAAGGAGCTATTTGATACTTTTCAACATAGTGATTTCAGTAGGGGTGAAAGAACCGATTTCCACAACAATCCCCAACATTGCTATTTCATCCCGTCCGACAAATTAGTGAGAATCACAGATCAAACCGGCGACAAAAGTCCCGAATAGAAGCTTCTAGAGTTTTTTTATTCCAGAGGATCCAGCGACTAAGCGCACCAGCAGTCAAAGGATTGTTGAAATCCTCACGGGCTGCATGCCTACGAATGTAATTGTCTCTACGATTCTTATCATGATGAATCGTATAGTCATCGTAGCCCTTTGCACCGAAATGAATTGTTTTAGTCCGACCAGTATCAAGGCGGAATATAGCCCTTAATTTCTTTGTTTTAGAAGGAGATTCTGTGATTGATTCTAACTGCATCTATATATAGAGCCTATTTCTTCTTTCGCGCAACAACGGCAGCTAGTTCTTCAGCTTGATCCTTGGCTTCCTTTAGTCTCTGTTGTTTTGTGCCTTTTTTTAGAATATGTAGAAGTTTATTATGTTCGCTAATAAATTTAGACTTAGAAATGGTAACACCACCTCTCAGTTCATCACCTCTTAGTTCATCAAAAAAAAGCATACCGTCCATAGGTTCTACATATTTAGAATAAAAAATATGTGGATTATGTATATAATGGCGAGGCAAGCAAGACTAGCTTTAGCAGATATGAGAGCAGCCCAGACACAGATGATGCGCGAGGAAATGCACGGTGGAGCCTTTCATGGTGCTGGTCTTGTAGGGGGTGGTGGAGTTCCTTCTATGGGTCTATCACAGTTTAGAGGAGGTGCTATGCGCGGATGCGGTAAGAATTGTAGGGGATGCGAGATGTGTTGCGATGATGAGGAGTCCTCTTCCGACGAGGAGATGCATGGAGGTTCTTATTTATCATCAGCAGCAAAGCTTCTGGGTCTAGCTGCTAGGTCTGCAGCAGCTGCAAGACCCGGTTCTGTGGCGGCGGCACAAGCGGCAGCAGCAGCAGCAAGAGGCGCAACATCTGGAGCAAGATCCACGGCGTTAGCGCTACGCCCCGCTGGATCTATTGTCCGTTATGGTGTTAATAACGCAAATGCTTCAATTGCTTCTAGGTTAGCATATCTAAATAGTCCCGCATCCAGAGCCTTAACAGTTCGCCCCGCTGGTGCAATAAAACCCTACAATCCCGCGGAGGCTGCTTACCGCCTTGGTGCAACGGCTCCGGCTAGAACCATTGCTTCACGCTTAGCGGCTGCTGGAATTACCCCAGCAAGGGTTGCAATAGCCTTAGCTGCTGGAGTCACTCTTACTGGGTTACTAAGTCATTTTGGAGTATTTGATGGCGATTATTATGATGAGACACCCGGCGCGGGTCCTAGAGGACCCGGAACCGGCACCGGCACCGGCACTGGCGGCACCGACGAACCACCTATTGGACCCGATGGTGTGCCTATTGGACCCGATGGTCAGCCCCTCCCGGGTATGTCAGCCGAGGAAGCGGATTTTTATCTAAGAACGGGTAATATCCCCTACCGTTACCTTGAGGGATCTCTAGGTCGTAAGAGGGGCGGACGCAAAGCAATTAGCGGATTAATGTCTATGCAAGGGACAATGTCTCCTAACTCTTTTTTAGGCAGATTGTCTAGAAGAACGCGTGGGGGAAACACCGAAACGCCAGAAATGATAGATGTTATACGACCCGCAACACAGACGCACCGGACCCGCAGCAAAGTCATGTCTCCAATGGAACATCATGCACCGGGTAAGGGTTATAACCAAAGACCAACAGACGGCAGACAAGCAAGGGCAAAAATTGTTGCAGCAGTAATGCGAGAGAAGCGTCTTTCTCTTCCTATGGCGTCTAAATATGTAAAGGATAACGGATTGTATTAGTATAGTAGATGCCTTATAGAACAATTTCATCTCTGTTAACGGGATACATGCAACACATATCATCACATGTTCGTAATATTCATGTTACGCGCTATAAGAATGTGATTATATATGATATTCCTCTTTACACAGAAGCAAAGGAATTAGGTGAAATAATAACTGTTGAAAAGGGGGATTACGGTCTGCAAATCGCTTATTCGGTCAAAGAAGATGCAAAATCTGAATCAATACAAGAAGCCCGACGCAAAGTTTAATATATTTTTATTTATTATAGTAGAATGCCTAGACGCAAAGATCGTGTAGTAGGAGGTAGTTATATACTCCCCAGACCGCCTACTGAATCAGAAGCGGATCGGTTAGCGCGAGAAGCATATTTGATAAGCATTGGAGCGTTTCAACCCCGTCCCACAGTAGATCCTTATCGTCGTCCTATACCTCCACCAAGGACGCCCAAACCCGGACCAATTAGACCGGGACCGGGAGTAGTCAGACCTCCATCATTAACACCTATGCCGGGACCACCTAGACCGGCACCAATCACGGGACCATTCAGACCGGCACCAGTCACGGAAACATTCAGACCGGGACAGCCTTCTATGAGTGTTTCAGAGATGCTGGAGAGGATAAGGCAAGAACAGAACAGACCTAAGTTTTTTGGTCATGGAATGGAAGGTGGTTTTCTAAGTGGAGTAGCAAGGGGCATATCTAGTGGAGTTAGAGCAGCCACTGGCGCAGCTGGCGCAGCTACCCGAGCAGCCACTGGCGCAGCAAACGCAGCCAGAGCCGCTGCAGCAGCAGCAAAGCCTATAACCACATTAGTTCCTTATAATGCCGCAGCAGCAGCCAGAGCCACTGCGGCAGCTGCGTCAGCCACAAAGGCAACAACCGCTGCAACAACTGCGGCAACAGCAGCATCTAGAGCTACTTTGTTAAGCAGAGCCTCAGCTCTTTACGCAAGGGCTTCTCCTTATGTAAGTGCAGCTGGATTAGCAGCTGGTATAGCTCTTCCCATATATGGTGCTATTTCTCAAGCAGAAATAGAGAAACAAGCTAGAGAACAAGGTGAAAGGGATAAGGCTGCAGCAGAAAGGCTAGAAAGAGAATTAAATGCTGCAATGAAACTGACAGAAGAGAGACAAAAGGAGGCTGAAGCAAATACATTAGCCGCTAATGAAGCAGCAAAAGCCTATGAAGAGATGGCTGCTCAAAATGCCGCGGATCTAGAGCAACTCAGAGAGGATCTCAGAAACGAACAGCTAGCTAATTTTCTAGATTATCTGGAGGGAACTGGTCCATTTGCTCCACCGCCGCCAGAAGATATTGAACCTCCCATACCTCCTCCTCTTTTAGCTCCTCCTCCACCTCCACCTCCACCGCCCCCACCTCCGAGGACGACTCCCAGACCGCCTACTGCACCACCTCCTCCACCCCCACCTCCTCCTCCACCAGTGTATGTCCCTCCGCCAGTGCCTCCACCCGTAGCACCTCCCACGGCTCCAGTGCCCCCTTTAGGCAAAAAACGCCCCAAGTTTGGTAGTGGTAAAGGCAAGAAGTCTAAGAATGAGAAGGAGATAGAACAGTTGTTAAGTATATATTTTGTATAATATTGATAGAAATGTCGGGACCTCCTAAGTTTTTTCAAGATGATATGGATATTGGTATGTTTGCACTAGGTGCAGCAACCGCATTTAATCCTATTGGAGCCGCGATGTTTGGTATAGATGTTCTTATGAGAAGCGTTCAATACGGAAAAGAACTAGCCGACTATCGCAACCAACAAATGGAAGAAAAATATAAACATTTATGGGAGGCAGATGCTCTTCGTAGAGAAGACCAACTGAAACGATCCCAAAAGCATTTCGCCAAATATCAAGCTGCAACGGAAATGGCTGAAATAAGGAGATTAGCTCATCCAGAAGAATTACTAGAAGAGGAAGATATTACTCGCAATAGAGAGGATCAGTTTATTAATGAACAGATAGGTAGACATAGACTAGGATCTTATCGTAGTCAGTATGAACAGAATATGATAAGAAATAATATGGCTCTACAAGCATCTAGACAAGCCGCAATATCACAACAAGCCAGACAAAAGCTTTCTGGATTAAGAGCTCAGACGGATGCTGCAAGGTCAGATGCTGCAGAAAGGGCAGCGGTAATTCAGCGACAGAGGGAGGAATACATGACTGCTTTAGAAGTTAAGAAAAATGCACAGCGGCAACAAGCCCAGAATATTCAAGATAATCTTGCTAGATCCGAAGAAATATTAAATACACAGCAAGAGTTGATTCAGCAGAATAATCTGGCTAACCAAAGGGCGCAAGAACAAGCAGCAGCCGTTGCAGCATCCCGACCACCTCAGCCAACAGCGACCCGCGCTCCCATTAGAACAGCGCGAAGACTACCCCCTTCAGTAGCCCTACCAAAGTATTAATTTTCATAATATAAAAAGTTCCGACATAAAATATGTCAGAACTTTTTTCTATTCCAAGAATATAATGGCGGCAATAGCAACAAAGAAGCCCTACGGCGATATGGGGCTTGCAGCAACCTTCCCTTACAATTTCCAGCAGATGTTTAATGCTGGAGAAGGTTATTTCCCATCCGGTGAGGAAGAGCCGATACCGCTGATGATAGGCAATGACTTTCAGTCAGAGTATCATGAACTTAAGAGATTAGAGGCTAATCAAGGGGTTAGAAATCGCGGAATTAATAACCGTTCCATAGATAACAATCTTCTTACGGGTATTCATAACTTTCACCTTCCTAAGCCAGTTCTGGGTCAACGCAGATATGCGAACCCTAGTATGGGAGCTGAATCATATTCTTCTACCAGAAGGGATAACGGACAAGAAGCGCCATTTAGAACTGTAGAGGTTGGAGCTATGGGTATGATGGGCTCTGGACAGATGCGCGGAGGTGTTCTGACAACAAGGGAGGGGTATGACTTCTATAGGAACAAGTATAACAACCGCATAGGAGAACTAAATGCGATGAATGCACTGGCTCTGGGTAATGTGGTGCCGATGGGTCAATCCATGGGGACCTATGACAATACCAAGGTGGGACCCCCTAACAAGGTTGAGTTCTTTATTCTGCTCCGAGGTCTGGAGGATGCAATTACGGAGGGGGATCTAACTCGTTTTACCTTTGAGAACCTCAAGGAACTGGTAGGGAAGCTATTTAATATGGCTCCCTCAGCCTCCGAGGAAGATTTAAATGATGTTATTGATGCGGTGGATATTATGTTAGCCGATTTAGAACAAGGACTAAATGAGATATCTCAGAACACTGCACACAATTCATTTATAAGACCCGATTATGCTAATACATTAACCATTTTCATGGAGAAAATCAAGAGATATACTGATGAGATGATGAGAAATATATATTTATCTGAGAGAGATAAGACAACCTTATCCAAGTCATTAGTTAAGAGTCTGGGCTTTGATAGGCTTCTGAGGAATAAGACAACGGAAGGCGTAGTAGATGAAGCCAGAGTGCAAAGCGCCCGCGTAGATCAAGCAGCAGCTGACAATGATGATGGAAGGAATGGGGGTGACGATGGTCGTCCTTATCGGTTAGCTCCTACAAGGGAGAATCAAGAACAATCGGGAGTTCCTAGACAGCCTCTGGCGGGTCGTAATGGGGACCCAGCAAGGGATAAATTTGGCGCACAACGAGGGGCTTTTACGAATGCCCCCGAATATTTTGAAGATGAACAACCGGGATTTGCAGCTCCTCTAGCTCTGGCTGGGGCAGAGCCAGTAGGGGTCCCACAGCAGAGAGATCTAGGGGCGCTAGCTGAAGCAGCCTTTGATGCAGTATCATTTATCTTAGAGCCTCAGAGAACTGACGCAAATAGGGATTTACCAGAAGACCAGCTTGTAGAGGCTCTTTACCCCATGCCGTCTAATTTTGTGAAAGAGGTAGTAGACCGGCTAGAAGAGCAAGGATTTTCCCCAGCCGAAATAGCCTATGGATTAAATGAACTTCCAGAATTTGGAGATATCTTTTATGAATACATTGCAGAAAATCAAGGGGATCTGAATCAAGCACCAATAGGGGCTCCAGATGATGTGAGTAAGTTTGGAGGACCCGGTCTAGCCCCAGAAGCAGCCCCAGCAGCCCCAGCAGCCCCAGCTGGTAAAGCATGGGACTATCCAGACACAAGGGATGCTCTTAGAAGTCAGTATAACACAATAGCCAAGATATCCGAATTAGGTAAAACAATTCCCCCAGAATACGGTGGACCTTACAAGCCTCGTTCTGGATCTTATGTCAAATCAGCCTTAACACATGTTATTAAGCTGATTAGACAATACGCAGACCCCAATTATTAAAGGCTATCTATCCATGCAATAGCATCTTCTATAGAATACAGAAGAGATGACTTAACATGACCATTAGAATACCTCCTCTGAGCAAAATATCTCTCAACCCTATCCGGACGCTTGTATATGTAATATCCAGTCTTCTTGGTAGGATAAAGGTTCTTTATCTCTCTCATCTACTCTTGAACAAACTATATCCTTATATACCAAATATTGACCATATAATAGAATGCCCTATGAGATTGTAAGATTTCCAGAAGGATATAAAGTGATGACCTCAACAACTGGTAAATTCCACAGCATTGAATCATTGTCGCTTGAAAGAGCTAAGGCTCAAATGAGAGCTTTATATGCAAATACCCGCGATGAAATAAAAGGAGGTGCACTCACTCACAGAGAGAAAGTTCTTCGTCGCTATGGACTTAAAGAAGGGCAGAGCATTGCAGAATTGAGTAAGGCATCTGGTGTTTCCTTATCAGTCCTTAAAGAAGTATATAAGAGAGGTATTGGAGCTTACAAGACTAATCCTACATCAGTAAGAATGAAAGGGTCATTCAAGAAGGGAGTGAATGCGCCTATGTCTCAGAAGCTAAGCAAGGAGCAATGGGCTATGGCGCGGGTGTATTCATTCTTGGATAACAATCCAAAACATGATAATGATTTACGGGAGACCAAAGGGGGGAGTCTTGATGAGGAGGAGGATTTAGCCGGAGGAAGATTACATCTCCGGAATTATGATTTATTCTACTGGAAGTAATTGACGAAGCTGCAGTATTATTCTATCTATGTGACAGCACTCGTTAAGCAACGCATCAGAAATACCAAAGTCTCGCGAATCAACATACAGAGCATACAATCTAGCGCGGGATCTCTGTAAAACGCGGATAAGGTTCTTAACATCTAAAGTAGGCATTCTATATAGTGCATAGGAAAATGATAGTCCCCTTTCTGGCTATTGTAATATACTTTTTCTACTTTTCAGACTTTGTTCCCCGGGTAAATATGTAAAACTACATAATTACATGTATGTAAGTATGTATTTTACACATAATTACATATATTAGGGCTTACTTTTTTACAAAATACTATATTACTGGTATAATAAATATTTATTTTAACGGTAAAATAGCATTATGTAAGGAAATAGGCTCACTTTATTACAAAAAGTAAGTAAATATCCCCTATTTCCTTCCTTTTTGGTAATAATCTCCCGGCTCCGGGTAAAAATGTGTCTAGACCTAAAGATTTTTCCCGTAGTAGTAGTAGAATGATTACCACCTCCACCTCTTTTCCTACCGAAGGCATCAAGCGCACTCAGATTTTTAGCCGTCCCGGTGCTGGGTTTCTGTATGAGAAGAGAGCTTCTCTACCAGCTACTGTCAATGCAAATGTGGATACCCTCTGGAACAATCGCAAGAAGGGGTCAATTAACTGTGAGCAAGACATCGTCTACAAGCTATCCAAGAGCCTTCCCGGTCAGCTTGGCTATGGGCGCATCTATGGATCCAAGGGCTCCCTTGAGCGCATGGAGAAGGAGTGCAGAGGAGTCCTATGTCAGAACTTCTACCATGACATTGACATCGTCAATTGTCATCCAGTTATGCTAGTCCAGTTCGCTAAGAACAAGTATAACAAGGACTTGGTTGAGCTAGAGAAGTATTGCGACAACCGCGACGACTATCTAGCACGCATCTGCGATAATCGCGATGATGCTAAGACTGCAATCATCAAGATTTTGTATGGGGGTAAGAACGAGACCCCCTTCCTTGAGCCCATGGCTCAAGAGATCAAGGCTTTCACCAAGTTCCTCATAGCTCGCGATGAGTATAAGGACCTAGCTGATGCTTGTCGTTCATACAAGGAGCTCAAGGAGTGGGAGAAGAATGCGGTCACTGGTATCTATGGAGCCTTTCTATCCTTCGTTCTTCAGACGGAGGAGAGGAAGTGCATGTTTGCTATGGCTAATTCCTTTGAGGAGGATGGCTGGAAGGTGGATGTATATTGCTATGATGGAGTGATGGTGCGTAAGAGCGACCTTCCTCTAGAGAAGAGTTTGTGCAAGGCAATGGACGCGATTGAAACCAAGGTAGGATATAAGGTGTCTCTCATTAGCAAACCCTTTATGACTTTCAAGGAGTTCGTTGATGAGCTGACTAACAAGGATCTCTACAAGGGTATTGAGAAGTCCAAGTATATGGAGATGAAAAGGGAGTTTGAATCAACCAATTTCTACTATGCGCCCACCAATGAGTATTATGAGTATATCAAGGGTAAGGAGCCTATTGTAATGACCCAAGCTCATGCAAACAACTACTACTCTTCCAAGTGGATATTTAGGATGTCTGAGAAGCTAGATGACTACAAGGAGTTCTTCCCCATGTGGAATGCAGACCCTACGCGCCGTATCATCAAGACGCTAACTATGAGCCCCAGCAATGATGCTGAGACCTTCTCTATCCCTATCCAGCTGCAATACCAGAAATACGAAGAGCCCGTCAACGCGGATCCTCCTCTTGAGTTTCTGGAGCTACTGGATATCACTTGCTCTAACAACAATATCCTAAAGAACTATACCCTTGACTGGCTATCGCACCTACTGCAGAAGCCCTTTGATTTACCCGGAACTTCCTTAATCTTCACTGGTGAGAAGGGTGTAGGCAAGGATACCCTCTGGGACTTCTTTATGACTTATGTCATTGGAACGATGTATTCCCACAACTATACCGATACTAAGACCTTCTTTGAGAAGCATGACTGCAATATCATGAATAAATTTCTAGTTAAGCTTGAGGAGGCTGACAGCAAAATCTGCCTTGAGAATGCATCAGTGCTAAAGAGCCGTATTACTGGTAACTACAACACCTTCAATCCCAAGAACGCCAAGACAATCAAGGCTGAGAACTTCTGTCGCGTTGTAATGACTACAAATGGCTCTTGTCCGGTGGATATGAGTAGCGGTGAGCGTCGCTTTGTAGTGATCCCTTGCTCTATTGATAAGAAGGGCGATATTCCCTACTGGTCCAAGCTCAGAGCGGACATGTTCAATAATGAGTATGGTCGTCGCGTAGCATCATTTCTTCTTGAGCGCGATATCTCCCAGTTTGTAGTCCAGAAGCTACCAGAGAATGATTACCAAGCTGCAGTTGTTGAGAGCCGCAAGAGTTCAGAGGAGAAGTTCATGGAGGACTGGGAAGGCACTGAATGTCTTGCTTCTGAACTATATGATACCTACGCAGCTTACTGCATTGAGAACAAGCTGGATTACATTAGAACTCAGATTGCCTTCTCTAAGAACATACTCAAGTTCGCCCGTTCGGTCCTAGTTATCAAACGCACAGCCAAGGGGATGAAATACTCTAAGAGGGGGGCTGCTTGTGCTGATGCTGATGCTTAAGAATACACTTAGTAAATTCACTGACCCTAAATTTAGTATGTGCTCCCATAGTAATAACATCCAATACATATCCAGTCCAAGATCGCGGTTTCATCTTACAGTCCATTCGTTTCTATTATTATTATATAATAGTAAGGAATGCCTATCCCAATGTCAGATATGCAACAGATGGCTAAAGCAGCCTATCCCGGTAATACGCGTCGCAGTATAGGTGCGTTTACATTATTTCATTCAACACCTACCCTTAAATTCTATCATGATAATCGCAATATAGTAGTTAGCGTCAGAGGGACTTCTGATGCTAGAGATACTGCGGCTGATGGTTTATTAATCATTGGAAAGCTAAATGAAAGTGAAAGATATAAGAATGATTTGAACATCTTACAAGAAGTCCAGAGACAATACCCTCCGTCCCAGTTTAATTATATTGCAGTAGGGCACAGCCTTGGTGGAGCTATAATTGATAGATTTCTGCGTGCTGGATTAATTAGGAATGCACTATCATATAATCCAGCCCCAGAGCCCCAAGAACTGGGAGGTAATCCATTTCATAGACGGGTATATCATAGTGATGATCCCATCTATCAAGTTGTTGGACGATTTATACCTCGCGTAGAGGTGAGAAGTGGAGATAAGAGCTTCTGGGGAAATATTATTAAATTCGGCTTACCCTTTGGAATAGGCGCTCTTGTTAATGCCTACTCAAAACACGGACTCGGGACCTTCTCTGGGGGGTCGGAGCTTGTTGCTGCCCACCTCCCTCAAGCAACTGAATAGGGTAGTAGGTGGCGTAAGCTGGACCTCCTACTGATTCTAAGCTAATTACAGTTCCTAGCACTTGTATTCCCGTTAGCACCCTAAATCCAGATGCTCTCAATTCAAAAAGATTTATTAAGACATTTCCTATGCAATATCTTACAAAAGGGGAGTTTGGTAGTCTTGGATTATATACCCTATAAAATATAGGATATTGTATATTATTAGTTGAATCAAGAAGAATGAGTTGGAGCTGAAGAGAGGTGCTATTTCTAATATCGGGTGAGCTAAATGTAAAAGGAATATTGAGCGCAAAATAACCAGAACTAAAAGGAACTCCCGTTGCAAGACAGTCAGCCCACAGACCCGGTGCTTGTGTTATAGGGATTATTCTTGTAGTAGGTGATAATTGTGTGGCTGAAGTTGGAAGCCAGACGGGGGTCTTTCTGGGATTGTTAGATGCTAGCTGTAATACACTTCCATTCCCAGTTATGGTCATAGAAGGGTTCAGAGGAGTTAAAGAGGCTACGCCCCCGCTTCTAAGCTCTGGTTCTGTTGCTGTTCCATCATTAATAATTCCCGTTCCAGCTATGACCGACAACAGTCCAGTATTTGTAATGGTCTTGATTGGACCCGCGGAGACGGTAAGACCCGGATCAGTAGGGGCTGCAGTTAGAGATTCTATTCCTCCATTGAAAATATAAGCTTGACCATTCGTATAGTCTAGAACCATTCCCGCTCCTTCTCTGATGTAAGTTACGCCGGTGTTCTCAATATTAGGAATAGGCAAACCAAAGACATCTATTCCTAAACCCGGAACAATTGCCGTTAATGTCTCACATGCAAGGATAGGATCTGTTGCAGTTCCTATGTTTGTAAATCCATCGCCCGGGACAATAGATACTACTCCAGTATTCTTAACTATAGGATTTATACTAGTCCCAGTAAGTTCTAGTCCGGGTCCAACGGTTATATTATGCACTGTATCGGTTGATCTACCATACTGAAACCAATTGGTTGTATTGATTGACGGGTCATCTCCACCTTGTAAGCTTGTCTGCGGTCCTATCATGATATAGGACGCAGTGTTGATAGGAGAAGTAACCACATCATTTCTAAAATACACTGATGCTGAGTCCCATGGTCCAAGCCAATTAATAGCTAACGGTAAAAATTCATGCCTTTCATAGGCATCATCTAGCTCTATTGAGCTCATATCTATATATACTTTTTATTCTATTCCGTTAGGGTAATATACTGCAAAAATTGCGCCAGAGGAAGCTACTACTATAGTTGCATTTGTATTGTTCTGGATCTCTATTACTGAGACTTCCCTCATACCGGTAGCCCTTGCTTCAGCTACATTGAAATAACTCTGACCTAGAGATGCTTGTAAAGGATAGGTCTGCCCCAGTGCTATAAAGTAGTTGCTAGGGAATGTAGCAGATGTATAGGTGTAAGGACCTCCCGCAGTAACTAAATCTCTATATACAATGCTAAAAGGGGTTGCTGTTACTTGGGAATTGAGTTTAACAAAGAGAAGACTTATACTGGTTAAATCAATCATAAATATACCTTGCGCGGTAGGGGCTCCATTTAATACATATTGACCGAAGATTCCAGCTGATGCTCCAGTTAACGGTAAATTACCGACTGCTCCAGATTGAATAGGACTTACACTAGAATAATCTGTAGATAATGAAAAAACAGATATAAGAGGGGCTTCTGAGGATATAATTGGATTTTGGGGGTCTGTATTATCAACAGTAATAGAAGTATCAAGAGCTACTACTGAAAGAACTCCAGTGTTAGAAATACTAGGATTTACCCCTCCAGTTGTTGCAAGACCAGTCCCTACTGCTAAGGAAATAACACCTCCATTGGAAATTACTGGATTGCTAGGATCTGTTTGTAAAATATTAATACCTACACCTTCTACAACACTAATGAGCCCAGTATTACTGATAGTTACATCTCCAGTAGGATTACTGACTGAAACTCCTAGCCCTCCTACAATGCTTAGCACTCCAGCGTTTGAAATAATCGGCACTTGAGGTGTTCCTCCTATCAGTATTCCCGCGCCTTGCGCCAAACCCGATATTGCCGTTGAATTAACTACTGGATTCTGTGGATCCGTATTATCAACATTAACAGCTGCACCCCCACTCACTGTTAAAACGCCGGAGTTTGAAATTATTGGCTGTAAAGGATTTGTATTATCAACCGTAATACCGGGAGCTAATCCATCAACTGATTCAATACCCGTAGAAGTATTGGAAAACTGCGACCACAGAGGAGAGGTGGAAGGCTCATCACCCCCCTCATTAACTGATGTAGTTCCAGTTAAAATATAGGAACTTGCATTTGCTGGGGATACTGCTACATCGTTCTTAAAATAAGTTTCTGTTATCACCCATGTTCCCCTCCAGCTTACTGTCGTAGGGAGAACACTTAACCGTTCAAATGGACTTTGAAGACCTTGAACGCTCATCTAATAGAAGGGGTAATAATTTACGCTATGCGGGAATAGGTGACACGAAGGTTTGATAGGGTGGCGGCTAGTGCAAGAGCCGTGGGTCCTACATTAAGACTACCTACAATCTGGGTTGTATCGGGTGCGGTCTGAACCACTGCACTACCAGCCATGTTAAAGGGACCCACTGAGACACCGGGTGCGCATGTGGCTGATAAAGTTACTGCAGTAGCTCCTCCATCGGGATTAAAAGACCAGATGAGCTGATCTGTTGCAGTGAAAGCTACAGATCCGTTGTTCCAAACGCCCGACCAACTTACAAGGTAGAGCGCACCCGCTGAAGTTTCAGCGGGAGTGAGGGAGAAAGAGCCAGCAGTTACTGTTGCGGCGGCTGCAGCCGTCTGAGCAATTGTGGCGGTTACTGGCTTAGTAACTACATCACTAAGACCAGCGGGGGCAAAGCTTATCCAGTTACCATTAGTAACGGCATCTACCGCGGGATCATCTCCGCCTTTGATGCTTGTGAAATTTGGGGGCTGACTACCGGAAAAAATATACATACCTCCATTAACAGCAGAAAAGACACAATCGTTCTTGAAATACTGGTTTGCGACATTCCAAACTGGATTGGGGAGGACTGGGGGATCTGCATTGAGATCACCCGGAGTTTCCCTAAACTGCATAGCAGCTGGAGCACTGTCAAGAAAGCTTAACGCGTTTCTTAGAGGGAGTAAAGCCATTATATACTAAGCGCATATATTTTTTTGGCGTTTCTAAACACTATAGAAAATACAGTGTTTAGAAATTTATTTTATAGATTCATCCTTTACATAAGCCGGGATGCTAGACCTTGGCGACCACTGCGCTGACCCATTCTAGCACCCATTTTATCTTGCTGCGCCAGTCTCTGTCTGGCTGCTGCATCCTCCTCCTCTTGGCGTAATCTCTGTTTGTGTTCTGGGGTATGAACCAAGCGATTATCACCCTTCATCATACCCATACGGTTAGCTAATGTCGCCATCTTGCCGCCAATCATGCGGGCTAGACCACCCCTTGTTCCAGCCGGGGCTAGAGGTGCGGCAATGATGTCTTGCTCGGAGAGGACACCCTTGATGATACGGGAGCTGCCGCGGATGGACTCAAAGAAGCCACTGTTAGCAGTTACCACATAGATCTGGGGCTGAATGGGGAAGGGGAACACATTGGTCACAGTGATGTTGAACTGGAGAGTAAAGTTACCCACCAGAGATGCAGCTTGACCAGACTGTAGAGTGATATCAACACCGGGCTTGAGCACCAGAAAGCCGCCAACCGTAGGGATGCTTGAACCGCCGGGTCCAGAAGCCACACGCACACGACCATTCCAAGTGTTCCAGTCCATGTCCAGACCGTTCTTGACGGACATGTTGTAGAGCTGCTCCTTGGTGTGGGATGAGAGTAGACCAGAGAAGTTGTCAAAGTTGATAGATAGGGGGTTAGCGGGGCGAGCACCGTTCTCAGACACAGCCAGAGGTAGGTAAGATGCACCAAACTGAGGAAGATTGGGATCTAAACTCTTATCCACTGAGGTCGTTGCCGGGTCTGCACTAGCCTTGACATAGATGATGAGTAAGTCGGGGATCTGGGGTAGGGTAATTGTCTGGGACTGGAGCTGACGAGTAGAACCGGCTTCCATCACCACATTCTGGGGCTGGGTGATGAAACGGGGATACTCCATGTAGGGCACTACGCTCTTGGGGGGTAGGGGGATATCAAGGGAAGGGGTTAGGAACTGCACATTGACAATAGAATCAGCGAACACACCAGAGCCCACATTGGTGTTGTAGGCTACGGGGGGCAGAAGGGTATTGTATGCGGGGGCGCCAGCTACATAATCAAAAGAACCGCCGTAATACTCCTTTGTAGCTGTGCCTACATAGCTGTTGCGCAGACGGAGGGCGCGGTTAGGGTCGCGCATGTTCATCACTAGCTGAATGTTGTTGATGCCGAAGAGACCAGTGTCCTCAGAGTGCTCGTTAGCAAAGACGAAGGGGCTGAGAACCAGCTTCTCCGTGCAACGCCACTTGATGAAGACGGAGTAGCGACCATTCACATTGCCTTCACCGGAAGGGCTACCAGCGGGCTGCACTACGCTGACGGGGACTCCATCAACAATAGCCACCCTCATGCCCTCAAAGGTGTAGGCGTTAGCACTTGTTCCAGTGAGAACTGCGCCAGTAGGGGTGGTATAGACAATGTTTTCCCAAGAGCCGTTGGTAGGCTCGCCGTAGTCGTGGGAAGCATTGGTGTAGCCACTGATAGGGTCGTTCTGGGCGTTCAGAGACTGCTCGTTCTGCTGATACTTGTCCATCATAGTGGGGCAAGTCCTCTGGACGCGGTTAGAGCGGTAGTCCGTTAGACGGAGAACCTCAGTTAGAACATCTTGGGAGTTAATTGTCACCGTAGTGTCGTTAATAGTGGCGGTCATGGTTGCGCAAAGGGAGTTTAGGGGGAAGGCTGCAAGAGAGCCGTCTACGCCAAGCTGGAGCAGAGGCTGACCAGCGGGGAACTGACCGCCAGCTGAATCACCTAACATCACATCTATGCGAAGATTGACCGTAGAAGACCAATCCAGATCACGGGCGACATAAACATTCTCACTGGGAACATAAATGTTGTAGGTGTGCTGGGACTGGGTCTGGGAGATTGCCGCAAAGGGACTGTTCGTCAGAGATAGAGCACCCTTCTCTACAGCATACTTGGGGCGGGTCTGAACAATGCGGTCGTCAAATACGGCAAGCTTCTCAATGTCAGAGCTCATTATATACTAGGTCCATATATTTTTTTAGCTGAGTGTTATGAACGATAATCTATTTTGCGGAACATCATTTTCATTGAAACATCGGAGCAGTTAAACATAGAGAGGGGAATTAGTTCGCCGGTTAGGCGGTATCTCCAGAAGACTTGAATGTCAATATTGCGAATTTCCTCGTGCGAAGCATTCATAGAAACCATCCTAAATTCTGCAGTAGGCTCGTATAGAACAAAATCCCTCCATCCTTGAGCCTTCACAAGATTTTCATCCAAGATAAAATCAGAAATGATAGGGTCAAAGGCTGCTGGGCTGTTTGTTGTGCCTTGGGTGTTTGTCTGACCCAGTGCAATAGGCACAGCTGAATATTCCTTCTTGAGGGGTAAGAGGTTGCTTGTAAATACTATAGCGGATACCGGAGACCACAGAGATCCCGTTGAGGGGTAGTCTTGAACGGCTTTCCAGTATAGATTCTGCTTCTCTACCGGGATGAGGAAGTAGGGGTTATAGGTTGGAGGAGGAGCTGCAGCTACATTTTGAAGACCGGGGTTATTGTTTAGAATGTTCTGAAACTGCTGGTTGGTAAATAGGATCTCATTCGTATAAAGCATGGGAGAGATAGATAAACCTCCAGCTGGAACTAGTTGTATGGGTCCAGCAGTCAGAGGGAATAAGATAGAGCTGGTATTAGTAGCTCCCAGATAGGTATTATTAAAATTATTCATTAGACCAAATAGATTGTCATTGAAGAAGAGACGAATGTAGACATCAGATGCCGGGGATGGAGGCGCTAGTGCAACATAGGGAGCTGCTACAAATGCCGGAATCGCCGGCTGAGTTCCATTGCTTTGGGGGAAGCTTGAGACTAGCGGTATCTGCCCACTTACATTGAACGCCCTTGTATCACCGTAAATCTCAAAGAGACCAGTGCTCTCATCATAGCTCACAAAGGGCACATCATGCGCCAGAAGAAAATCGTTGAATAGAGGGTAGGGTGTGGTCTGTGCCGGGTCTTTATTAGGGATGGCTGCCCATTTTATATTAAATTCATTCCACATATCAAACATCGCGGACACTAGAGCATTATTAACTAGTGTAGTCCAGTGCTTGTAGCTATAGACCCAGTAATACCTTGTAGAGATATCTTGCTTTGTTATTCCAGTAGCTGGAACTGAGGGGACTGGGGCTACACCGGCATTCTGTGTCTCTGAGATGTATCTGATAGGATTAGATGACGGGGTCACCGTTATGACTGCAGTCTGGGCGGCTCCAGTAACATCCGTATAGTTCCACCGTCTCTGATATGCAAGAGATACATAGTAAATTGTTAAATTAGGGTCATTCTGAATGGGACTTGAGTAGCCATTCGTCTGGATCAGAGGTATGAAAAGGGGAAGGTTCTTGCCCGGTCCATTCATAGAGAAACGAACTATAGAAAAGTAATACTGGGATGCATCCTTGACGATAGCTGAATCACGGGTCTCATTAAATCGTATTGGGTTCGCTTGTCCAGAATTCTGTAGGTCTGATGTCTGTGTTGATATCAGTTGCGCGTTGTAGTAGATTAAGTCAGTGTCAGATCCTCCGTCAATAATACTCTTAAATGAATAAGACATTCTATATTATGTTCATTTAAAAAAATCACCGTCCTAAATCGTTGTAGGTTGTTGCTATAACAAACTCGTCGGGGGTCTTCCCCGTCTTTGCAATCATTGCCCGGTATCTCTGTATGGGATATTTACAATAGAGTAATCTAGTAACACAATGACGACCACAAGTATTCACATCATCAGATAGTTCTTGTAGCTGCACCTTGTTAAAGATGACCCTACTACCACTATTTTCTAATAGATCTGATAATAGCGGTCTAGTCATTCGTAGCTCCTCCTTTTTTGTTCTAGATAAGCCATCCTTCTGAGCATCTGGGGGCTCTCCGTAAGGGTCAAAAAACTCAATCTCCCTTCCATTTTTTATCATGGCGGTCCAGTGTCCGGACTGCTGGGATTGCTGTGGGAAAAAGATGATAGCCCTTCCTTTACTATCAAATAATTCATTAATGTGGTTTACCTTGTCTAAATCTGGATAGGTTGTGATTTTAACATTACCTCCTAGAAGTCTTCGGATGTCATCATCAGACAAGGTATATTCCTCTGCTTGTTTCTCCACATCTTCTGGTAGAGACCCTCCACTATTCATTCTATAATATTTGCTTATATTATAGGATGGATTCAGACACTACATCAATACTTGCAGTAATAGGCGTTGTAATAAGCGTTGGGGGTGCTATATTGTCAGTCATAAACCACACTAGGGTCAAGTCAATGTGCTGCGGACAGAAATTAGAGGTCTCTTTTGATGTTGAAAAGACCCAGCCTAGTCCTCCAGCTGCAGCTCCTTAGGGCGTAGGAGCCATGTTATACATTACCACCATACTGGCGCGCTCTACTGTGAAATGACCAACTCCGTCTCCCGTTGCAATAACAATGACTTGTAGATTTGTAGCGGGGGGTATTTCACTTATCACACCACACAAGGAACAGCTTCCTAGATCTCCGTTTCCAGTGCTACTATCTTGTGCTTCATCCAAACTGATGGAAGAACCGGTTCCTATTATATATTTTAGGTCAAAGGAGATGATATTTTGTCCCGCCGCTGTTGATTCATAATTTATTGAAACAGTAACAAAAGCAGAACTTGAGGGGCGGTCTCCTTGGGTCACAGATGTGAATAGAGTTGTTCCAGTCGTTGAGATAGGAGTTGATACCAGCACCCTCTGATTCTCTAACAAAGTTGGACTATACCACTGAATCTTAGAGCCATCAGAAGTTAGCTGCTGGTTTTCTGCACCAAAGGAACCTCCTATATTACGAACCTTATCTACTGATAAAACAGATCCTATATTATCAGCCCCTATTGAGACTTCCCCATCAGAACCAGCTTGTAGTTTTATAGTGCCCGCGGGTATTTTTCGGGATGTTACATACACAGTCCCATTCCCATTTCCTTCATCCAGTTGGATATAGGCTCCCGAATCTCCTCCCGTATCTACATCTTCTATCTTGAAGCTCCCCACAACCACATCCGCCGTTGCTGGATACTGAGACCACTCACTAGGATTTCCTCCTCCCCCGGACGGTGGAAAGGGAAACCACACTTCTGAGGGCTGCACTGTCGGATCTGTTCCCGTATCTGACACTGCACCACAAGCATATGATACACCAGTATCTAAAACATACATTCCGTAAAGGTATTTCTGAGTATTTGACCAGTTACCAGCAAAGCGCAGAATTCCAGTTGGAAAGGATGTCATCTAATATATAGATTAGGAAAACTATGAAATGAATCTCCAAGTGAAGAAGGTGTTGAGATCAATAGTATTTACTACTCCTAAGGCTGTAGGGGGACCTCCCGAGAAGAAGCCAGATACTCTTAAGTTAATTACATCTCCTTCTATAAGATAAAAGGTAGTAGAAACAAGCTGTGAATAATTGACTGCAGATGCTGTAAGAAAAGACTGACTTACAACGGCTTGTTCTACTGTTGGGCTTCTTGTAATATCAATAGCGATTGTCTTATTGGCTCCCGTTCCCCAAGTTGCAGCACTAGCAAAGATAAAAGCATTAAACTCTAATTGATATAGCCCTCTTTGGACTACTGTGAATGAGGTAGTCCCATCTGTGTGAGTGATGTATCCTCCGGAATTATTCCAAGACCCGGTTAAATCAAAAGATATATCTGTATCCCCACTGGTAAGAGTCTGTGGGGCACTCTTGTAATATGTAGCTTGATATACTGGTGGGGACACTCCAGTTGCTCCAGTTGCTCCAGTTGCTCCAGTTGCTCCAGTTGCTCCAGTTGCTCCAGTTGCTCCAGTTGCTCCAGTTGCTCCAGTTGCTCCAGTTGCTCCAGTTGCTCCAGTTGCTCCAGTTGGTCCAGTTGGTCCAGCTCCTCCCCCAGACGGGGGAAAGGGAAACCACACTACGGAGGGTTGCACTGTCGGGTCTGTCCCTATATCTGACACTGCTCCACAAGCATAGGAGACTCCAGTATCTAAAACATACATCCCATAGAGATATCTTTCTGAAACTACCCAATCGCCAGCAAAGCGAAGAATTCCAGTTGGAAAAGAAGTCATCTATAGTAGATATATAATGTATTCTAGTCCTTTATCCAAAGACCAGAGACCCAAGAAAATAGTGGATAGCACACCTAAAGAGAAGTTCAAGATTTCTGTTGGAACTACAAAAAAAATCTTGAAGATAAAGGGGGTTAATTTAGGGCTTGCAGATATGAAATGGCTAAATGGATATATTGAAAACAAGGTAAGGGGGGAGTGTTTGCCTATTTCCTTTTGGTCCAATGATATTCTTTCTGAATTAGGATGCCTCGGAGATGAAGGATCCGCCAAATTCATTATGGATGTGAAGAGAGCTTTTTGTCAACAGTGCCGTCCTAATCTCTTACCCTACGCGCTTGAATTACTAGCCCAAGAAGAAGAAGAAGAAGAAGACATTTAATCTCTTATTAACATCCTTGCTTGATGAGCCGAAACAAGGAATTGAGGGTAATTCTTTTGCACACAGACCCAGCGCCCTAATTTTCGGATATCTCTGACATCATCTTTTGACATTCCAACATGCGTCTTGAGGAGATAGGAGAGGGCGTGGAAGCTGGTAGCCATTGGGTATAAGACGAGGTGGGTTGCTTCGTTAAGGAGGAGTCGGGTTTTCTTGTAGTTCGTGAGATAATGTGATAGGCAGAGCATCGTTGTGTTAGTATGGCGACCCATAGTAGCCAGATCATCTATTAGTTTATGGACAACTTTTTCGGCGGCTCCAGTAAAAGTGTCGTAGTCATCAAAGATAACCATGCAATTCTTAAACTCATCCAAATCTGGGAAATCATCTACTAGGCTTTGGATATTGATGCGCTTGGCTGGAGGTTTCATCTTATCCAGAGTCCCAGAGTCCTCAGCTAATTTACTAATTAGATAGACTGACCTTTCTGGAAATAGCTTCTGATAATACTCTCCTAATCCTTTTGCAATGTAGGATTTACCAGACCCGGAAGCCCCAGCAATATAAAATACATCCCTCTTCTTCGGGTCTGCTGATGGGAGAAGCTCAAAAGAACCACTTTCTAATGCGACATCCTTAGACGATGTCTCATCAGCAATGATCCTCTCATATAACTGTTTACCTATTGCAGTCTCTCCAATCAACTGATCCACATCTAGACCCTTATCTCTAGCTTCTTCCAGACGGGCTACCAGCCTCACGCGCTCAACTGGTTTCAAAGTTCTCAGCTCCGTAGCGTAATTGTTAGGGTTAATGGACTGGTTCTTGCGATTTCCCTTCACATCACCCTCATGCAAATAGAGGATTTTACCTTCTTCTTCTCCTCCGCGAACGATTGCAACGGGTCTTGAGTTCTTCTCAGCATCAAAAGAGAGGGAGGGCATTCTACTGTCGGAGGATATTTTTTAATAAAGTGAGAAACACTTACAAAAACCCCGTATTTTAGGCGGTAAATAAAAATGATTTGAAGGTTTTTGGGGGTTATTTACCTCCCTTTTTTTGACATTATTAAGGGTATATTTGATTTTCTTACTACTCTATTTGTGTTTCTTACGGAATATATCAAGATGTTTAAGGGTCTCAGTATTCAAGATGTGTTGCAGAAGGACCATTAATTTATAGATATCCGCCTTAGGATTTTGCTTCTTCAAACTACTCTCTATTTGTCCTATTATATCATGCTCCGCCTTTAGGAAATCGCGCAATTCATACAGATTTCCCATACGGGCTTTCATCTCATCCAGCTGATACCTAATTTCTTTGATGGGCTTTTGGGGTCTTTCTAGAAGCTCATGAATAACAGAAAGATCACTAATTATCTGATACAGACGACCTAAGTCTGAATTCAGCAAGGGAACTAAATCCTTTACCGCCTTTTCATTTTTTTGGGCTTTTGCAAGAGCAAACAATCTTTTTATTGCCTTAAATGGGCTGAGATCCGAATAATACATAACATCTTCTTTTAGTGAATTTATAATATTCATAGGCTTCTTGGTGATTAAGACTCCCCCCTTGTATATGTTATAGATGACGGAGAATTCAGTAAATCTATTATCAATATTGCTCACTAAATCAATCTTAATAAGTCCTCCAGACTTTACAGCTTCTTCTAGAGTGAAGGTGCTTCCGCGGTATGATTGTCTTCCCTCAAGGATTTGAAAAGGTTTCCACCGTAAGATATGATACCGGATTGCTTTTCTTGCTGTTAGAAATCCCATAGGGGTTGTTGCTTTGTCAAGGAGTTTAGTTGCACCCCTAGCCTCCTCTGGACTGATAACCTTAGAAGAAAGAAGTGAATCAATTACACTTTGGCTCTTTTTAATATTAAAATCAATAATCTTATCATTATCCATATTCACATGGGCATTAGGTGAAAATGGATCCCATTCTGGAACTTCCCCGCATTTGATATCACCTATGAAACAGTCGGGAAGTATTCTTAGCTTCTTAATGATTGTCTGGAGCTTCTTGACTACCTCTTCAGCAGAGGCTGAAACTTTCTCCATTGCATCATAATCTGCTGAATATTGCTGGCTTCTAATACTGGAGGATCCTACAATGACCATATTCTTCAACTGGGTCATTGATAGTGCTTCTAGGATTTCTAGGACTGACCTTGAATAATTCTCTGGGAACGACTTACTAGCCAACTCCATCTAGTAATGGGATGGAAATCCAGTAGGAATTCCTTAGAATGTAGGAAGGGGTAGGAAATGTAGGGAGTTCTTTACTTTTAGGGCTTTCCTACATTTCTTCCTACACTGTCATCAAATGACACTCTTTC